CAAAAAGAAGACTTTTTAAAATTAATGGAACAAGAAAAATTAAAACAAAAAGAAGACTTTTTAAAATTAATGGAACAAGAAAAATTAAAACAAAAAGAAAATTTTTTAAAATTAATGGAACAAGAAAAAAAAGAAAATATGAGAATTAAACAACATGATATAAAAATAACAAAAAGAGTTAATTCAATAATTGGTAATAAAATGGAAACTATGTATTTACAATTAGATAATTCAAATGAAGAAATTCAAAGGCTAAAACAACTGTATAAAAATAAAAATAAAAAATGTACAATTATGTAATTATAAATTAATAAATATAAATTAATAAATTAATATGGATTATATATTTTTTTCAATATAAAATCTATATCTTTTGAACCATATTTTTGCTTAAATAATATTAACAATGGGTCAAACATTATTTTTAGAGATTTGGCATCACTTAATGCACGATGTGCATTTTGGTTTATAATATTAAAATATTTACACAAACTGTTCATATTATGATATTTTAAGTTATCCATAGTGAGTTGTGCTAATCTTAACGTATCAACGAAAATTAAATTTTTTGGCAAATCAATATTATATTTTTGAAATTGATATTTCAAAAATAGTTTATCAAAACCATCATTATTATGAGAAACCATATAAATATTATAGTTAAAATGATAAGAATATTTTTCTATATAATTTACAAAATTTCTAAATACATTTTTAGGCATACTTCCTTTTTTATCTAAAAGTTCATTTGTAATTCCAGTTATTTTGACAATTTTATCATCTAATCTTTTAAAATAATTTATTAATTTTGAAAAATTATTACCAAAATTATCAATTGCACCTATTTCGATAATTGAACTATAATATGGATTAAATCCAGTTGTTTCTAAATCATAAAATATAATTCTTTTTTGATTTCCAGATGATTTATATTTTTTTACTTGACTTCTTGTTAGCATTTTATTTATAAATATCAATAAATGTAAATATAATCAAATTTTAATTAATTTTTACATTACATTACATTTTATATAGGCGAAAGATATAATTAAATTATTTTTTTTTATAATAACCAGAACAATTAAATTTCGAAACATTATTAACTTTACATTTATTTGTTTGGATTTTCATAGTGCATGAATTGATTTTATGATTCCAATCTAACCCAGTATTATTTATATTTTTTATACATTTTACTTTTGCCAAATTAATATGTTTATTTTTTTCTTTCATACTTTCCTTAATATATTTATTTTCTAATTTTTGATTTTCTAATAATTTATTTTTTAGTTTTTTTATTTTTAATAATTTATTACTGATTTTATTACTAACTTTATTTTGTGATTTACGTTTTTTTCTATATATTGTTTTTTTACCTCCCAATTGATTTATATATTTTTTTAATATATTTAAACCTTTTTTTGTATTTAATTTTATATTTTTATTTGTAATTGGATCTATTATATAATTATACATATATATATACAATTATAAAAAATTATAATAAAAAATTAAAATTTAAGTTAAATTTCCGCATTTCATAATAATATTAAAATTTCATAAAATTTTCATATAAATTTAATATTTATATATATTATTATGACTATTCCAGATTATATTTATAAAATAATTATAATAGGTGATTCCGGAACTGGAAAAACTTCTTTATTATCTCAAGCTATATCAGGTAAATTTGAAGATTTACATAATTTAACTATAGGTGTTGAATTTGCAAGCAAAAGATACATATTAGATAAGAGTAATTTAGATGTTAAACTACTTATTTGGGATACCGCGGGACAAGAAGCTTATAGAGCTATTACAAAATCCTATTATAAAAATATTTCAGGAGCAATAATAGTTTTTAATCTAACTAATAATAAGTCATTTAAAAATATTCAATTTTGGATGGATGAATTAAAAAATTCATGTGATATAAAAAATATACCATGTATTCTTGTTGGTAATAAAAGTGATTTAAAAGATAGAACAGTGACTTATAAAGATGCTAAAAATATAGCAAAAAAATTAGGAATAGAATATTATGAAATTAGTTCAAAAAATAATGAACAATGTTGTAAAATATTTAAAGATATCACTGAGAAAATAGCAAAATATAATATGGATAATAAAATACATAATAAAATACATAATAAAAAAATAATTTTAAATTCTTTTCCAGATATAGCTACTAGACGACCCAAAAAATGTTGTAATTTATAATCTATTTATAATTCAATATCTAAAATTATAATTCAATATCTAAAATTATAATTCAATATCTAAAATATATTTATTAAAACTTTCAACCAAATTTGTAGGGATATTTTTGAAATCAACTAAAATTTTATTTAATGCATATATATCAAGAGAACCAGGGTTTTTTTTAAATTGTTTTTCTAATTCTAAACGATTTTCTATACATTTCATTGCTGTTTTAATTCCACATCTTTTAAAACATCCTGCGATATTATCAGATTTGTCACCACATATTACTTTAATTTCCAAATCTTTTTTGGGATCTCCACACGATTTATCATTTAACATTTTATTTTTAAGACTAATTAGTTTTGTATTATCATCTATTATTTGTAACATATCATGATCACTGGTTATTACAATTATATTACAATCAGGATATAATTCACGCAATCTTAATTTTGTTAGATAAATAACATCATCTGCTTCTAAATTGTTAAATTTAACAATTTTGCAATTTTTGTCTTTAACTAAATTTGGTAATATATTTTCATATGTATATATAAAATATGGTCCAATATCTATTTGCCCTGGACTAGAACCATATTTACCTTCACGATTTGCCTTATATTTATTAAAATATTTATTTCTCCATATATCTTTACGATTACAATCTATTGTAAATATAATATTATTTTCATCTATTTCATATTTTTTTATCATTTTTAAAAAACCTTTAAAAAAATTTTTTATAAAAGATTTTTTAAATATCTGATTATCTATCCAACTATATCCATCCTCGAATTTATCTTCTGGATTTGCAAATCTATACCAAGTTTTTGTAGCAAAAAATCTAAAAAATATACAATAACTTGTATCAACTAATAAAAAAGTTTTCATTATATCTTAATATATCTTATTAAATAAAAAAAATAATATTCTTTATATCAAAATTATTTAATTATTAAAAATATTGAAACTATTAAAACTATTAAAACTATATTATTAAATTCAAAGGAATACCTATAATTTTACCTTCAGTCGCTTTATAAATTCTTTCCCATAATGCTTCATTATGTTGATCATTTATATAATTAAAATTATATATAAACAATTTTTTACATTTTATTTGTGATACTTGATGAAATACATTGTAAAGATTAAATATAGCCTCTTTAAAGTCGCCATTTACACTTAAATCAACATAACCCATGAATTTATCTTTATATTTATTTGCAAGTGAATTAAAATCAATTAATATAGAACTATCTAAATATTCATCTAAAACATTTTTAATATTTTCTTTATATTTACGAATATCAATAAGATCGCCATAATCAACAATATTAAGAATATATAATGGTTTATCAGGACAATAATGTGATTTTAACAATCCTGGAGAAGATAAATCTGTTTCATCATGTTTTTCATTATATTTTATAATAGGATTAAAAGGTAAATCTAATTTAGATAGATAAATTTCAATATCTGATTTAGTAATAATACCTTTTCTTAATATTGTTAGATTACTACCATCTATTTTTACTACTGTACTTTCTATTCCATATGTACAAATATAATCTTTATCGTTTAAAATTGTTGTTTTATTTAAATCAAAATATTTCAATACATGTTCTAAACATGTTGAACTTGTTTTACCTGAAATATTTGCACTAGATACCGCAATTGGAACAGATGCATATTGAATTAGTTTTCTAACTATTTTATTTGATGGTGCCCTAAAAGCTACATAATCTCCATTTGCTTTTACAATATTAGGAATAATATCACCGGATTTTGCAACAATTGTTAAAGGACCCGGCCAAAATTTTTTTGAAAGTTTAATATAAATATTTTTTTCAATTTCAGTCAAATTCAAAAATGGAATAGAATCTTCAAATCCCAGACAATGTAGTATTACTGGATTTTTAGGAGAGCGTTTTTTTATTTCGTAAATTTTATTTACAGATTTAGAATCAAGTCCATTCGCGCCTATTCCATATACTGTTTCCATTGGAAATATTATTAATTCACCTTCTAGAATTTTGTTACTAGATAAACGTATATTTTTATCAGTTGCTTTTAAAATTTTGCATTTTTGCTTACCAAGTTCATTAAATTTTTCCATTTTATTTCAAAATAATATGTTTATTTATTTATCAAATTTTTTTGAAATAAATAAACATATATTTATAGTAAATATTTATAGTATATATTTATAGTAACAATATAGTTCATAATCCAATCTCTCCTTTAGTAGTATAAAAAATAAATTATTATTTTATTTATATCAATTTTATATTTTAAATAGTATTATATTCATTTATCCCATCCAATTTGGTATTATAGTTAATTTATCACAATAATCAAACATATTACTTATATCTTGAACATTTGAAACGTTCCATTTTGATAGGTCTTGATTGAAATTTTTACAATTATAAAACATATAACTTATATTTTGAACATTAGAAACATTCCATTTTGATATGTTTTGATTGATTTTATCACAACCATAAAACATATGGCTCATATTTGTAACATTCTGAACATTCCATTTCGAAATATCTTGATTAAAATTATCACAATTATAAAACATTCCATTCATATTTGTAACATTTTGAACATTCCATTTGAAAATATTTTGATTGAAATTATGACAACTACAAAACATACAATTCATATTTTGAACATTTTGAACATTCCAATTTGAAATATTTTGATTAAAATTATGACAATTACAAAACATACAACTCATATCTGTAACATTCTGAACATTCCATTTTGATATATTTTGATTAAAATTTCTACTATTTTTAA